TGTTGATGCTTTTTGGGAAATAAAGGAATCACCGCTTGAAATGACCTATATACCAACAGGTCAGAAGATTTATTTCAGGGGACTTGATGACCCCTTGAAAGTAACATCAATAACTGTTGATGTCGGCTGCCTATGTTGGATGTGGATTGAAGAAGCGTATGAAATCAGTTCAGAAGATGATTTCAATATGCTTGACGAATCAATTCGTGGTGCAGTGCCGGAAGGTTCAGGACTGTTCAAACAGATTACGCTGACCCTGAACCCTTGGAATGAACACCATTGGATAAAAAAGCGGTTTTTTGACAACCCGGATGATGAAACCCTTGCGATGACAACCAACTATAAATGCAATGAATGGTTGGATGCCGCCGACTTGAAGGTTTTTGAAACAATGCGAAAACAGAACCCAAGGCGTTACAAAGTGGCGGGTCTTGGTGACTGGGGTATTGTTGACGGTCTTGTTTATGAAAACTGGGAAGAAAAACTTTTCAGCATTGAAGAAGTCAAGGCAATTAAAGGGGTCAAGTCAGTATTTGGTCTTGACTTTGGTTATACGAATGACCCAAGTGCTTTGTTTTGTGGTTTTATTGATACTGCAAGCAAGACCATATGGGTTTTTGATGAAATGTATAAACCCGGAATGAGTAATGAAGCCATTGCGGATGAAGTGCAGCGGATGGGTTATCTGAAAGAAAGCATAACCGCTGATTCCGCTGAACCAAAGAGTATTGACCGATTGCGTGAACTGGGACTGAAAGGCATCAGGAAAGCAAGGAAGGGCAAGGACAGCATCAACAACGGTATTGACTTCATTCAGGATTATCACATTATCATCCATCCAAGGTGTGTGAACTTCATCACAGAGATAAGCAACTATCAATGGGACACTGACAGCAAAACAGGAAAGAAGCTGAACCGCCCTATTGATGACTTCAATCACCTGATGGATGCAATGCGATATGCGATTGAACGCATTGTGAAAGGCGATGCTTTCAGTTTTGACTAAGAAAGTGAAAAAGTAACAATTTAGAAACACAAACACCCTGAATTTCTGAAAAACAGGGTGTTTTGATTATATTATGCCATAAAAAGAAAGGGGTGAATTGAACCAGTATGTTCAGTAACCTTATTGACACACTGACTTTGAAGGTCAGCAATTTTATATTACAGGGTGTTCATTCAAGGATGACTGACCGGGAATTTCTTGAAAGAGAGATTGCAAAGTGGAAAAGTTCACCCCAACGAATAATGCAGATTAAAGGCAGTCTGTATTATGACAATGAGCATGACATATTGAAACGCAAAAGAACCATGATAGGCGATGATGGAAAGCTGCAAGTTGTGGAAAATTTGCCAAACAACCGCATCATTGACAATCAGTATGCAAAGATGGTTAATCAGAAAGCAAATTACCTGTTTGGTCAGCCTTTTGCAATCGAATGTAAAAATGACCGTTATGCTGAACTTCTGAAAAAGGTGTTCAACAAAAAGTTTATGAAAACCCTGAAAAACAGTGGTAAAGCTGCATACAATGGCGGCATCTGTTGGTTATACCCTTATTACACTGAATCAGGTGAATTTTCTTTCAGGCTTTTTCCCGGTTATGAGGTCTTGCCATTTTGGAAGGACAACGAACACACCATATTGGATTTTGCAATCAGGCTTTACTTGGTGATTGGTTATGAGGGTACAGTCCCCACAGTCATTCAGAAGGTTGAAGTGTATGATTTGGATGGAGTGCATAAGTTCATTCTTGACAGGGGTACACTGATACCTGACCTTGCAAATGATGGTGAATCCGACTGTTACCATGTGACTATGACGGATGCACAGGGTAATGTTCAGGGGTTCAACTGGTCAAGAATACCATTGATACCGCTGAAAGCAAATGAACTTGAAACACCGCTGTTGAAAAAGGTCAAGTCATTACAGGATGGTATCAATGTGATGCTGTCAGACTTTGAAAACAATATGCAAGAGGATGCAAGAAATACCATTTTGGTATTGAAGAACTATGACGGTACTAATTTGGGTGAGTTCAGAAAAAATCTTGCAACCTATGGTGCGGTAAAGGTCAGATATGATGGTGATACAAAAGGCGGCGTTGAAACGCTTGAAATCACAGTCAATGCAGATAACTACAAGGCTATTATTGAAATATTCAAGAAAGCACTGATTGAAAATGCGATGGGTTACGATGCCAAGGATGACAGGCTTTCAGGAAACCCAAATCAGATGAACATTCAATCAATGTATTCTGATATTGACATTGATGCAAACGATACTGAAACAGAATATCAGGCAGCCTTTGAAGAAATTCTTTGGTTTGTCAACGCACATCTTGCAAATACAGGTCAGGGGAACTTTGAAGGTGAGGAAGTCAATATTATCTTCAACAGGGATATTCTGATGAATGAATCAGAAGTGATTGATAACTGTCAGAAGTCAGTAGGCATCTTGTCTGATGAAACAATCATTGGTCAGCATCCTTGGGTTGATGACCCGGCGGCTGAAATTGAGAGGTTGGAAAAACAGAAACAAAAGGAACAGGAAGATATGCTTTCCCAGTACAATCCTTTTGGTCAACAGAATCAGACAGACCCCAACCAAGGCAATCAGGGCGGTGGTGTAGATGAAGAATAGTGAATACTGGAAGAAACGCTTTGAACTGCTTGAACAGTCACAGAACCAACAGGGTCTTGACTGCTATGCAGACCTTGAAAAGCAATACCGGGAAGCACAAAAACAGATTGAAGGTCAGATTTCTGTATGGTATCAGCGTTTTGCAGATAACAACGGTGTATCAATGGCAGATGCCCGGAAAATGCTGACAAGTAAGGAACTGGCAGAACTGAAATGGGATATAAACCAGTACATCCAATATGGTGAAGAAAATGCAATCAATGGTACTTGGGTGAAGCAGCTTGAAAACGCATCTGCAAGGTATCACATTTCAAGGCTTGAAGCGTTGAAATTACAGACACAGCAAAGTATTGAAGTGTTGTTTGGGAATCAGCTTGACAGTATTGATTCAGCGATGCGGGGGATTTACACATCAGGCTATTATCACACCGCCTATGAGATTCAGAAGGGTGTGGGTGTTGGTTGGGATTTTGCCACACTGGATGACAAGACCATTTCAAAGGTTATCAACAAGCCTTGGGCGGTGGATGGAAAGAATTTCAGTGAACGGATATGGGGCAACCGTCAGAAGTTGGTCAATGAACTGAACACTGAACTAACAAGGAATATCATCTTAGGGCAAGACCCGCAGAAAGCCATTGATGCGATAGCAAAGAAAATGAACACTTCAAAGGTCAATGCGGGGCGGTTGGTTATGACAGAAGAAGCCTTTTTCAGTTCCGCAGCACAAAAGGACTGTTTTGCTGAACTGGATGTTGAACAGTTTGAAATAGTTGCAACCCTTGATTCCCACACTTCTGAAATCTGTCAGGGGATGGATGGTCAGCACTTTCCTATGTCACAATGGGAAATAGGTGTCACTGCACCGCCATTTCATGTAAATTGCAGAAGTACCACAGTACCCTATTTTGGTGATGAATTTGACAATATCGGTGAAAGAGCAGCAAGGGATGAAGAAGGTAATACTTATTATGTCCCGGCTGATATGACTTATAAAGACTGGCAGAAATCCTTTGTTGATGGTGACAAGTCGGCATTGCAAAAAGTAAAGTCTGATGATACAATGAAAGTGAAAGATGAACTTATGAAAGGACTTCCAAAACTTTCAGAGGTAAAAACAAATGATGATATTAAGGCTTTTGCTGAACAGTTTATTGATAATTTGGGTATTGATTGTTCTAATATTCAAATCAATGTCAAGGGTGCTTTAGATTTTGGTCATTGTACCCTTGGAAGTGGTACAACACAATCTGTCATTCATTACAATGAATATGTGTTGAATGGTAATGATGAAAGGTCGATGACACATAGGGTAAAAACAGCATTTCATGAATCATTTCATTTATCCGCAGAAGGTAGGGAATGGGATGGTTTGACTTCTGCTTATAAGATTAAAGAGCCTTGGAGAAGGCTTGAAGAAACTTTTACTGAATCATCAGCTCATTATCTGCTTGAAAGATATGGTGTAACAGAAAAAATTGCACCTTCCTATGCAAAAGAACTTGTGACAAATTTGCCAAGGCTGAAACAGCTTGATAAATATTCATCATGTTCTACCATTCAGGATTTTGGAAAGATTGCATTTACTGACAGGCAGAATGGGTCAGGTGCTATGTGGATGGGGTTATCTAAACAGATGAACCGGGTGAAACTGGCAGATGACTATTACACACAGTATTATTCATACATCAATGAACATGAGGATGAACTATTTGATATGTTCCTTGCTAATATGCCGAAGTTTGGCAGTTATAGGGAACAAATGAAAAGTGAATTGAAGTCAGCAATGAATAAAAGCCTTTTATTACTGAACGATAATGAACAAACTGTATATTATGGTATTATGTCATGTGCGATGCAGAAAGTGGGTGTTAAATGATGTATATTCCTATGGATTGGTTAAAAGATAAGAAGAACGAAAAAGAAATTCGTAGCTTGTTATCAGAAACAAGTTGCTTGCAGTTTGAAGGCGATGAAGAAAAGATTGAATCACGCTTGAAAGAACTGGGAGAACATAAGATTTTAGAAGAATTGAAAAAGGGAACATTTGCAGTATAAAGCATCGTCATTTGGCGGTGCTTTTTTCATACCCTAACAAGTTATCAAGCAAGTGAAAATAATTGAAATATGGCTGTTATATGAGGTCAGAAAGGGGGTTCACAGTCACATGAAAACCAAAACTTAGCAGAAAGGTACGGTGGTCTAAAAATTATCTTCCAGTCATGGGTTAAATGGCACAGATGGCATCCGGCAAGGGTGCTTTTTTATTGCGGGTTGGCAAGCGTATAACCGAACAAACCAAACAATCATGTGGGAGCAACCCCGTAAAAAGTGTATTTGAAAGGATGGATATAGTTATGACAAGAAAACAGTTAGAAGATTTAGGACTTTCCAAGGAACAGGCTGACAGCATTATCAAAATCAATGGTGATGACATTGAAAATGCAAAATCAACATCCGCTGCTGAAATCAAGAACCTTGAAACAGAGGTATCAGGGTTAAAAGCACAGGTAAGTGACCGGGATAAGCAGCTTGAAACGCTGAAAGCATCAGCCGGGGACAATGAAACCCTGAAACAGCAGATTGCAGACTTGCAGACGGAAAACACCAAAGCCAAGGAAACACATGAATCTGAACTG